AGATCTCGTGTTTCCATTAAAATATCAGGCCCGCCGATAATCCAAACTGTTTTTGTTGGATATGCGTTTTGAATTTTACGAATGTTTTCCTGAAGGTCCCCGCGAATAGTAGTAATACCGTAACCAAAAATAGGTTTGTTTGTTGCTACATAATTTATCCTGCCAGGCAACGGCTTAGGCATCTTAGGGTCGTCCCAAGTTTTTCTTCCCATGACGACAATGTCTCCCATGGTTTGTTCTTTGAAATATTGTAAATCTTCGAGATGGTGGGGCCACGGCAATGATCCATTAAACCCCATTCCTCCCCAGTGATCTACAGCAAAAATTGCCTTGATCATAGTTTAGATAATAGCCTGTCTGTTTCTGGTTGTACTGTTTTTTCTACTAGATCGATGTCTACAAAAAAATCTACGTTGTCTATATATAAATCTAATTCATCGAGTCTGTTGGAAACATGTTGTTCTATTTCGTCAGGATCTGCACCTTCAGCCAGCAGTCTTTTAATATCCACGGTGACCATAGTGCCATCTTTAAGATATACCATAAGTTTTTCTAAAACATGTATAGGTACTTCTTTTTTCTCGACTTCTTTTAGTATATTTCTCCAAGCAGTTTTTGTATTTAAATTAAGCTTCTTTGGCTTTGACTGTTTTTTTGGATTTTGTTGTGCCATTTTTTGCTGCGGGACCGTTAAGTTTTAATGCTTCTTCTTGCAAACGAGCTGCTTCTGCTAACAATGCTTTGGCGTCCGATTGCAGCTTCTGTGCTTGAGCTAGACGTTGTGTGGCAAGGTCTTCGTCTGACAGCACATCATTAATACTTATGTTATTTGTAATCTGAGCAGGGGTACTGCGAGATTCGCGCGGGGCCCTCACTTCGCCAGGTTCTAAACCTTCGCGCACTCGGCGTTTGTTTATCATACCCGAGTTTTTGTCTAAGTCGGCTAATGCTTTGACAGCTTCTTCACCTTGTGACAACTTTGATAAAATTGAATTAAGTTCGTCTAATCTTACAGTGCTTTTAGCATTTGGTGTAACGATAACTTGATTAGTCGGCACTTTTTTAATCATGCCTTCTTTGTGTAAAGTTTCTAATGCGTTATTGCCATCCTGTAGTGTGTATCTGAATAGATAATCACTGAACTCTTTAGCTTGTTGTCCAGAATCGCTTTCCAGCGCAGTCATTACATCGTCATGAATATGGCGGGGTAATGTATCAGGATATATGACTAAACACATATGCTCTTCTCCTGGTACGGTTTTAAATAAAATAACACATCTTTTGTTGCTGTGTTTACCTACATGTTTAATCATAATAAATCCTTATTGATTGGGGGTTTCTGTAGCGGCTGGCGCTGGTGCAATAACATTCAGATCAGCTAAAAACGCATATAATGCTTGATATGCGGATCCAATTTCTGTAAATTCTTCAGGCCTAAATGCACCACGGCTGCTGGCCAATTGCATACTAGATAAGATTGTAAGAAGTTCCTTAGAAGGAACTTGAACTTGTTTAGATTCAGTGCTCATTACTACTCCGATGATATAAAGTTATTTAACCTGTTATATCATCGGAGAAAATTTTTAGATCTAAGTAGGAATATGCTTATGATTGATAAACATTAAAGGAGTCTATCATCAGCATAAAATAACTGGCTTCGCTTTTTGTTTCAAAAGCAGCACATTTACACAAAGTATTTTTATCGTCGTAAAAATCACCAAACCAAAATCTTCCAATCAGATGCTCATATATCCAATCAGTGATATGTTTTTCACTGGTGCGTAAATCGAAATGTACTTTTTCGAAATGTGGAGGACAATGGTCCATCCGTCGGAGTCCGAACACATTCAACGGATTAATTTCACCGTACTTCAGCATCGTGCTCTTTACAAAGTTCGCAGATCATAATGAACTGATTATATGCTTCTCGCACACTTGCGTTTTTCATCAGTTTATCGGCTTCTTCTTGCAATGCAGTAAGACCTGCTTCTGCAATATCTCGAGAGCAGGCTATACTCAAGGTGGCTAAGTCGTCACCGAACTCTTTTGCAAGTTTTTTCCAAGCCTTTAATTGACCTGGAGTTAATGGTTGGCGTTGTGGCCGCAATTCACTGGCCTGCCGAATTGCTGTACACATTGCATCTTCGGCCACACGACCAGCGGCAATCATGGCCGCATAGTTGGGATCGACATTAAAACGACGACTCTGACCACCTGGGTAGCACATAACAATATGATTACCTTTAGGGAAACTGTCTAAGAGTTCGTTGTCGTATTCATTGACAGGAACATACCTGCGGCCGACTTTTTCGTAGAAAATCTTCTTCATTCGAATTGCTTAATAACTGTAGTTAGTGCGTCAATTACACGGATGTTGAGTGCGACATCTTCGGGGTGCAACCAATGTCCCATGGGATTATCATCTGTCAAAGGATTTTTCCTCCAATCTCTAAGTTCTTTTCTAAGAAAGCCGCGATACTCTTTTAAGTTTAACAAAGTGATACGATCCGCGGCGTCACTGTCTAGGGTAATAGGTCCAACTCTTTTGCTCATAGTTTATTCACTAATATATTTTATAGAAACTCTTTGTCGTCTTCGTCTCGATATTGAGAATGACGATTTTTATTCGATTTCTTGTTGTTCAGATTTTTATTTGACTTCTTATAAAAGTCGTCGTCTGTTTCTCGATGATTTTTACTGTAAAACTCATCTTCGTCCATTGCATCTCGAAGATCAATTTTCATTCGTTTCATTTGGGGAAATTCCGTTACTATGCCTATCGGTGACTTTGTCTGTGTCCTGATAAAATCTTTTTTCTTGTATTGTTAATTTATCTTTATGTATTTTTCGAGGATTGCCGCAAAGATAACATTCTGAGTTACCACAATCCATAGCATGTTTTTTATGCAATCGGTGTGGCTCTGTAACTGGAGCACCATGCTCTTTAGCAATCCTAGTCTGTTTTTTTACAGCATTGTCATCTTCAAACCTACGTTTACTGTTCTTAAGCTTGTCTTGTTCGTGACTCATATATACCTTCGATACACTAACAATATTTAAGTCTTAGTAAGATGTTATAACCATTTTAACGCAAATAGCGTAGCATCCTTTTTATCTTCAAAAATAAAACGTACACCAAAATTTTCAAATTCGCCGCCGCAGTGATGATATGCCCAATCTACAATATCGTTAACTTTATATCGACTATCAAATGGCGGAAGATCTACCATAGCCCATCCGCAACTAGACAGACATTCTACTAGACAATCAAAATCAATTTCTTTTGATACATCATTTGCCATGGTATCCAAAATATCATTGACAATATCTTTGTCAATGGTGGTAATATTTTTATGCATGAGCATGTTTTTTTGCCTCTTCGTAATGAGCCCAAACACCAAACTCAGGCTCTGCATCTCTGTTGCCTTTGATAACCCAAACAGTGTCACAGTAGTCTTGAACACTGGCAGGATCCCAGCCGAAGAAGCAAAAGTCAGTAAACATAATCAACTTCTTAGGCTCGATGTCGTTGTCTTTGAGCCATTCCCAAACACAATGTGGATCAGTGCCACCGCCGCCACCGGGAGTATAGCTGGTAATATCTGACATGTTGTCACTGGTAAATTCTTCAGGGTTATACACTGAGGTATCCCATGTAATAACACGAATCTTATACTCGTCGTAGGACTCCATGATACCTTTAACTTCGCTCAAGAAGTCTTTAAGATCTTTTTCGCTGATAGAACCTGAAGTGTCGATAGCAACACAGACATCAATTTGGGTGCCTGGCTTCATGCCTGGCATAACTGCATCCATGTGCCAGCCACGACGGTTAGGACGCATCCAGCTAAAGTCATCTTTTACGGTGCTTTGAATTTGTTGTTGCAACAGTTCACGCCAGTTCACCACGGGTTTAGTGAGATCTTTAATAAGACGCTTAACACCACCTGGCAAGTTTCCTGTGCCCACAGCCTGAGCAGCCTGCAACAGTGCTTCACGAATTTCGTCTTTGATCTGACGCTTTTCTTCTTCGCTCAAGCGAGGACGACCTTTGCCTTTTTTATCGCCGTCTTCGCCTTCACCGTCTCCGTCGGACTGCTCGTCTCCGTCCATGTGCTCGTCCAACACTTGCTGAAGAAGGTCACTGATGTCGATTTTTTCTGCTTTTTCGTAAAGGTCGTCGTAGACTTCTTCAGCACTCCAACCTTTGTATTTTGGATCGTAGAGGCAAGGAGTAATCTTATCACCAATCTTTTGTTCGATAAGGTCACTGTTTACACAAAAATCTGCGGCGCAGTTAAACAAGCGACGGTCACGGAAGTCGCCAGTACGGCCGATATGGTCATATACGTTATGTAGGACTTCGTGTCCAAAAAGGAACTCGACTTCCTTGGGTTTGAGTTTGTTTACAAATTCAGTATTGTAATAAAAGTTACGACCATCGGTGGCCGCAGTGCCCAGCCAACTATCTGCATTAACCAATTTTAGGCGAGTAGCAAGATTGCCAAAAAAGGGCGCACGAAGAAGGAGACCAATTCGGGCAGTAACAAGTTTTTCACGCACTGTGGCGTCTAGGCGAGGGTCTGTATTCTCAGTCAATTGACCTGCAAGTTTATGTTCGCTTTTCTTTTCGCTTGATGTAGTAGCCATTTAGTACTCCTTGTTTATTCTTATATTATATTTGAAATTGGATTTATTGTCAAAAGTAATTTTTATAACCATTTAAGTGTGAAAAATTCCAACTGCTGCGAGCCTGTCAGATAGATGTAACATTCTGTATAATTATCTTCGTAGTGCCAAGCCCACCCACGTGGTCGGTCATCGATATTATTAAGTGCAAGAGATAGATAAATTTCTCGCTCACAACTCGGGCCCCAAGTTTCCCAACACCATTGCCTAAGTTTTAAAAAATCTTTACATTTTTCTAATTTAGGCCCTTGCACAAAGACCCTATGAGTAAATAGGCTACTACCTTTATGGCGACCATCTAATTTGTCGAGTCTAAATTTCATAATAATTCGGGAGGACTTACGGTGAAAGGAGTAAAACCCTGCCTCCCTTTAACTTTATTTCTGGCTAGCTGCCACGATGTACTTACCAAAACGCTTATGGAACTCGTCAAAGTTCTTCAACTTGCCAGGAACAAAGGGCAGGTTGTAAGTAGTCAACGCAACACGAGCACCCATAACAGTAAGCTCAGTGGTAAAATTATCCATCATGAACTTAAAGAAGTTGTCACTCATTGAATGCCATTCTGCGGAAGGTTTGCCGCCTTCTTTCTTGGCAACATCTTGGAGCTCGTAGCACATAGCAATAGTCAGCGAATACATGGCACTGATCTCTTTTACTTTGAGTTCAGTAACCTTGCCAGACAAAATGTCTGCAGGCTTAGGCAGTTGTCCTGCAACTTTGCGATGGGCCATAAACTTAACTGCAACACCTTCGCCAACTGCACCTGCAACCAAATCGATCAATTCAGAATCTGAAGTGTCCTCATCTTCAAGAATTTCGCTGACGAAGGTCCAGCTACGTGGAGTAGCAAACGAACGCGAGCTAGAACGAGGATCAAAGTCGTAGAGGTCTTGTTTAGCAAAACCGATGTAACCCACCACGTCTTTGTGGATTTTGTTGTTAACTGCCCAAGTCTCCCATGAGCCATGGTCGACACGCATTTCAAAATGCATGAAACGATTTGCCAACGGAGCAGGCATGCGGAAGGTAACACCCTTGTCGCTTTCACGGTTACCTGCGGCAACCATAACAACATTGTCGGGCAAAATATATTTGCCGATTCGGCGATTAAGAATCAGCTGATAGGCTGCTGCCTGAATGCTAGGAGCGGCGCTGTTCATTTCGTCCATAAACAGGACCACGTAGGGATACTGTTTAGCGAACTCTTCGTCAGGCAAATCGATGGGAGGCGCCCAATCCATTTTACCCAGCTCTTTGTTGAAGTATGGAATACCGCGTAGGTCAGTGGGTTCCATCTGTGCAAGACGCAGGTCGATGTACGCACCGCCCAAATCTCGAGCAATACCTTCGATTACCTCAGACTTGCCAATGCCTGGAGGGCCCCAAAGAAAAGCCGGACGCTTTTTCTTGAAACATTTAAGAATAGCACGACGAGCACCATCGCTGGTAACAGTGCGGCTTTCGGTTACAGTCTCTTTAGCCATTTAAAAACTCCTTTGTGATGTAAAAGTATATTATATCTGAAACTTGAATTATTGTCTGTTGTTATTATGCAACATAGACATAGGGCTGATTCCAGCGACCGATGTTCACGTCCACGTACCACCCCACATCGAAGTAGTCAGTCATGGCGTCTGAATTATCGTGGTTGCCTTTGTTCATAGCAGCCAGTACCTCTTTCAGAAAGTTTTTAGCCTTACCTGAAAAGTGCTCATGATACCAATAAGGGTTTACATCCACGCATTTATTCTTACGAAGACGCTCAATTTCATCCCCGGACATATGTTTAGCGTAGGGTTTGGTCGCATCAGTATCAATGAAATTTTCGATGAAATCAATCTTTCCTGACTTGATAGTCAGAACCAAAGACGAATGAGTCCGAATTGACAAAGAGCCTTTGACGCCATACTTTTTCAAGACAGCCTTGATAGCAGGGGCCAGGGATTGTTTACGTTCTTGAGAAACATAAGCCATTTCGTTTACTCCGTTTTGTTACTGTATGCCACTATTATAGCAAAATTGGGATTTTTGGACAACCAAAAAATGTGTTGTTTTTAAACAACTTCCAGCATGTTAGCAGGCACTTTCCACAGGCCCTGCGGACTACGAACTGTTACAAATTTAATAGCAATCTTGTCTACAGTGCCAGTGATAGTCATACCGCGTTTAGTACTAGTAAAACGAACATTATCGCCCAACTTGATAGAACGAATTTTATCTTTACGAAGTTGAGACTTGGCAAATTGTACGGCACTAAGAATGCTGGTCAGTTCGGTGTCGGTAAAATCGCCAAACATAATAGCTTGATTAACTTGCTGAATCTGGGTCAATTGGTTCAACTTGAACTCCTTGTTAACTACAATATCAATATTATAGCAAAATTGAGATTTTCGAGCAACCAAAATTTTTGTTGTATTTTTACAACAATTGTAGTACTAATTAAGTATTATTTTCTAGATTAGCTAGGTATTTTTTGAGATCGCCGTCCATAAGGCTTAACATGGCAGCTTCTTGCTCGTCGAAAACTACAATTTTATGGGCACCGATAAGGTAATACATACCTTGAAAGAATCGCTCAAGTTGAAGTAAATGTTTATTGGCCAACGGTTGATCAAATTCAAACTTATAGGATTTTAATTTGAGATCTGTGGAGAGAAATTTAAATCCTGCAAGGCTTAATCTTAGACTAGCGGGATCTTTGGGATTATTCCAAATAATGTAACTTAACTTACTGGGATGTTGCTTTGACATTTCAGCAAACATCTGAGTCAGCTGAGTTTGTGTAAATCGTTTAAGGGTAGATTTTGTTACCACTTTTCATTAATACCACAGAGAATAAATCTGTTTTGAATAAAGTGTTTAGTTTTTTGCAAAGATTAATGGCATGTCCCTTATTTGAGAACGAAGTCTTTTTATATTTAGGACCTGGATAATTGACTAGCATATTACCGCTTTTCAAATTGATTGGTTGATTATCATAAAATACTGCCCAAATGCCTTCGCTACTGAGAATTTGCTCACTCTTGTAGGTAGATTTATTTACATGTTCGATTAATACATTTGGTTTAGGTCTGCTCATAGATTTATCAACTAATAATATTTATCTCTTAATGTACGTAGATTATTTAAATCCACCCCCATCTACAGCAATACTGATTACTGAATCCCCTGATTTTGCTGCTGCAAGTTGTTTGCTTAATGTGGAACAATGATTTAGCAAATCAAACAAATCGGAATGAAGACTTCTTGCTTCGTTAGCAGTTAGCATAAGATTTCTTCCACCGGTCTGATTCATTAATTTAACTTTGTCGTTGAAATTTTTTAAATGCAGACTTAAATTAGTGTCATTCATTATTTTACCGCCTTTAGTGCATCCTGCATGTCTGTTTTAGTTTTAAACGGACCTTGAAAATCGTAGCGGTTTAATGTAATAAATTTTGGACAATAACTTTTGACCCACCCATTATTAAATTTAATAATATAATAACCAGCGCAATAATAACTTTTACTTTTGTTGGTTTTTGTATAAATGGGAAACTGGTGCTTAACGTCCCAAAGTAGATTCCATGGTTTATTACTTACGGGGTAACCGTATACTTCATGATATTCTGGTGTAAGTTTTTCTTTTTTTACAGCACTGTCAAAGATCACATTGCGAGCTTTGCTTAGTAGTTTAATTGTAGTAAAACGTTCACGTGCGTTGTTGTAAACATACACAAAACCACCGTCTTCAACAGCTTGTATAGTGGCAACTTTATTGCCTTCTGACTCTACAATCCAATATTTGTTTTTAATAATAGGTCGAGCAATTAATTCATTCATAATACTGTAAGTCCCGCGAATGCGATATAGCAAAGTTGATGTGCCATTTGATCTAGTCCCAGATGATTCCAAAACTGAGGAGTGGTAATATCTCGATTACCATAGTTCATCTTTGCCCAGTCGATATGATAATGCAAGATAAAATCTAGCACGCCGATAAAAAATGCAAACTCGATAGTTCTCCAACCGGTTACTGCCCATAAACAAGCAAAAGTCCCAATGCCGTGCTTAAGACTGTGCTTAACTCCTCGCCAGTCGAGATAAATGCCTTTGTGTTTTACTTCTTCATCATTTTGGTTTACAAAATCTATGTACCAGTGTTTGATTTGTAACAAAACAAGAATAAAAATAAAAGTTTCAATCATTTGTTATTCCTTTGTTGGAATCTATATTCTCGACGCAGCCACCATTTATACTGATTAAAATATTCTTTTAAAGATAAAGCCGGGTTTCCCCAAGAAGCACGTTCTTCTCGATTTTCATACCATAAATCTTTAAGCCAATTCCTAAATGACTTCATACAGTTTCTAATAGAGGCAAATGTTCGTAGACTGTGGCAGTTATATCTTTAAGATATTCTATAATAGTTTTTTCGTCTACTTCGGTAAAAAATATATTGCTATAGGCCCTTAAAGGGTCAATGTTGCGAACTTTGGATTCGTTGTGATGAGCTTCTTTAAATTCAGGATTCCACCAAATAAAACATTGGTCAGATCCCGGAACAAAGACTTGAATATCGTAGACATCGTAAGTCTTACAGTCAAATACCGCAGTACAAAATTCTTGTCCATTGATATCGGCAAATTCCATGAACCTTGCATTCTGTCCCCAGCAGTGCCAGCAATATTCGCTGCCCCCACTGACTCGTCCTTCTGCGGCTAAAATTACATCAATAAGTTTCATTGTGTCACTCCCTTTAATACGTCAAAAGTTAATTCGTGATCGTAAACATTCGCTACAGGTTTAAGCCAACCATGGCGAACGCATTCCTGAATAATTTCTCGATAATTGTAAGGGCACCCGGACGAGATTTCAAATCCAGCCCTTGGAGTAACTAGTAGTCCATCTGTCAGCGTGAAATTGGGATCTTTTGATCGCAAAGTACGAAACGGGCTTTGATGATTTTTAAATGCCATTTTAATTGAATTTTTCTTTAATTGACTTAATAGATCTTTCAATTGTAGCATCTATTAATGATTTGTCAAACGTAGTGTAAGCATGAGTCGTATCTGTTTTGCGAACAGCTTCGATACATTCGTTTACAACTAGCCGAGCAAACGCTAATTGCATTTCTGGATTGATGCTGGGGTAGTGACTACCGCCCGCTTGTAGTTGTAGGTTCTTTAATAGTTCTTTATTCATAATTTTGATTTTCTCCGCAATCTATTCGCCATGGGCACATGGATAAAATTCTAGTAGAACAGTCATCGTCACCGAAACAATGAGGGCGAACTTCTTCATTTCTTGCAAGTCTTATTAGCGTATGAATCTTTTTTCTTTCTTCACTATCTGCTTGTCCTGTATTGGCTAAGTCGGCTTCTTGATCTAATAATTCTTGTATATTAATCATTCTGGATAGCTGGCACTCAACACATCGCTGATTGCTGTGGCATTGTCGCTTAAACGATTAAGTTCATACTTACCGCAGAACTTTAGAAACTGAGCTCCTACCATTGGTCGATTTAATCGCACACTGCCATTGGCAATGGTTTCAGCAATCTTAATTTTAATATCGTCGGGCTGAGCAGCTAAATCTACTAGAACACGATTCCTATTATAGTCGTCGAGTACTTTATGATCTACACCGTTATGGTCAGTCCAAGATTGCAACATGAGATTGTTCCACGCAAACCCCCGGTTGGCACGATCGTTGTATGCTTCTTCTAGTTTAGTTTTACGAACACCAGGAAAGGCACTGAACACATTGTCGGTGGGGTCACCGCGCATACATTTTTCAAATAAGATCCATTCGGGATTAGGAATAACCTTAGGCTCTTTGGTTTTTTTATCAATAACCATCTTGCCTTTTTTGTCAAAGATACCTTGCAGCGTATGCAACTCATCTGCTACACCGTTATACTGATTGACATTGTCGGCCAGCAACTGATGAAAATCAGTGTCGCTGCTTACGATGGTATGGTGATCCTGCGGGTGTGCTTGAATCCATCCTGCTACCAAGTCATCTGCTTCCAATTGCTCGTGCTGGAGAACAGTACAATTGGTGCGATCGGATAAGAAAGTTTTAAGGTCGTCAAAAGCTTCCCAAAACAGCTTATCTTCTTCTGCTTCTTTTTCAGTGAGCGCTGCTCGTGCAACTGCTCGATTCTTTTTATAAGGTTCATAGAAGTCTTTGCGCCAGCTGCGTCCTTCTAAACAGAAGACTACATGGTCTGCTTTTTGATCTCGCCAGGCTTTATTAACGCTGGCAAGTGTTACATGAATAGCAAAACCTAGTTTATCCCACGTGTCGCTTTGACGATGGGCACTGTGTCTTGCACGGAAGAATGTATTGGCTGTGTCAACAATTAGGTATCGCATGACATAATAGTAGCAGTTTATTCGTTATTTGTCAACTTTTCTAAAAATAATTTCGCTATTAATTTATGAGTTTCAGGACCAAAATGCATACCATCCCGTGCATAATCTAAAATTTTATGTGACGTTAGGCATTTTTTGACTCCACAGTCAATATTCTCGTATACTGGACCAACCATGGATTCAATGCGATTGTGTAATAATTCTACAATTAATTTATTTTTATGAAAACGTTGCAATGAAATATTATGGTCCATGTTCCATGTATGCTCCAATTTACAACTTTCTGGAATGACGAAAGCTGGACCACTATCCTTAAAAGTTTCAAATCTTCTTAAATTAGGCCAAAAAATGAATACCGTATTGATTTGGAATAATCCAGTAATATTAGTTAAAATTCTAGCAACGGTGTCAGATGCCCCGGCCTCTAGTCCTAAATTGAGCATGGGATAAGGTCTTACCTTTTCTACTAGACTGGGCCATATCCACTCGACGGGGTTACCCATTCCCATGGTATGACTACAACCTAATGCTATATCGATTTCTTTTCCTTTTAAAGAATCAAAATCGTAAGTTCTAAATCCCTCGCGGCTATACTTATATGTTATATCTATGTTCTGCCATTTAGAAGATTCTGGATTTTGTTTAAATTTATCAATGGTATCAGTTCCAGTCCATTTTATTAGAGTTTTTTTAGGATTCCAACTATATGGTACAGTTTTTGTTTGCCAGTGATTAAGCATTTTAACTTACCTCACTACGGCCGCCACCTAAATCTTTTCGTTGAACTCCGGTTACGGGCCTAGGATTATTGGCTTCGTATTGTTCAAATGTTTCCATAACAACATTACGACAAACATCTTGAAACCATTGATCAACAATCTGAGAATCGTCTTTGCCTTTGTAACCAGATCGAACTAGTTTGGCCACAAAAAAATCATTCCAATCTAGTTCAAATGCACCATTACCAATATTCTCTGGGTCCAATTCTACACTGATTATATTAACGTAAGGTTCACCTTTTTCTGTGGCAATTTGCTTAGGTGTTTTTTTAGGTTGTGTAGTTTTTTTAGCCCGAGGTGCTTTAGGTGCTGATTCAGGCGTAGGCAACTTTGTTTCCTCTTTATAAAGAGGCTGTTCTTTATTAAACAGTTTATTGAATATCCCCATATATTATCCTTTTAACATCTTAATAATAGCTTCATCGCGATGATACCAACGATCTTCGACCACAGGGTCGCCCGGGCCCCCGATTATGCGGCGGCCACGCATTGATAACCCCCAAATCCACTGATTAGTGGTATGGCAACGACGAGGAATAATGCTGTACTTATATTCAAACACAGCACGATCATCGAACGGATCGTACGATTGGGTCATTTCATCGCTAGTAGCCACACCCATCACTTGCCCCACCCATTGCCCCAAAGGTCAACATGTAGTCTTGGACTGTAATAGTATCCTTTACTGCAGGCCCAATCAGCAACTCTGACACGATTTTTTTCGTAGGGAGTAACAACACCACCTTGGGGCATTACATAGACCGAGCCTTTAAATCCGCCAGCTCTAAATTCTTTTACTGCCCGATCCACTTCAGCAACGTGTTCTTCAGTTTCTACAACAAATTTAAGATATGTATATCCGATGTCTTGATAGCTAGCCACAATATCAGGACAAATAGCATCTTCCCAACGTTCTCCGCTGGCACTTAACTTAGCACTGACACTAAAGGTGAGATTGTTATAGGTTCTGCGCTCACTCTTAGCATTTAGTTTAGAATTTAATGTCCAATTAAGTAAATATTGCCTAAATGAAGGCAGAAGTTTTTGAGTACCGTTTGTTTCAAATGTTAGATTTTGTAGATCTGCCATGCTTGAGCGACTCAACAATTCTTCATATGTGCGTTGCCAGCCCAGCAAAGGTTCGCCGCCAGTGATCACAAGATGTACATCATTGCCGTTGCTCTGAATCCATTGATGATTAGGAGTCAAAGCCAACATGTCATTAACCACTTCGTCAGTGTTTAGTGTGGGACTGAGATCTTTGAATGCTGGATGCCAGCTTGCATAACTGTCACAGCCAGTATTTACCAATGGTAAACTGTTAAAGTCTTTATACAACTGTACGTTCTTTGCAACTTCGTCTGCTTCTGTACTCTTAACTCCTGGAGCGCATCCAAAGCCCGAACAAGTAAAATTACATCCGAATGTTCGCAAGAATACGCTGGGTACTCCTACAAATCTGCCTTCGCCTTGCGCGGAATAAAAAATTTCACTGACTTTGAGTTTCATAGATATTAGACCATTTCTTAAGTTTTTCTTTTTTGGCATGTTTGGCTAGTTCTAAATTTTCCCAACTAATAATTTGTTGTTCTAATAGAATATCGACCATGGCCAATACATCACCGATTTCCATTTCTAACATTTCGGCATGTTTGTAACCAGTTTTATAATGTACTGCATCAATACCAAATCTTCTAATCTTACTGACTTCGACTATTACTTCAGCGCATTCTTCTTGAAGAATACCTAAGGCTTCTTCGTGACTACCCGGATTTAATTTAAACATACTAGTTCCAATGTCGAATTACACCTGCTACAATAAAGCAGTTTGTTATAATATATGATAGCACAATCGCAGTGCGAATGCAAGCAATACGATCCGCTTCAGAATCTGTACTACCTGCCTTTTCTCCTAGCGCCTTGGCCCATATACGCCAAATCTTTTTTATCATTTCTTACTTGGTTTAGGTGGCATATCAGGAAATGACCCCCAAGGTTGTGTTAGTTCCTTTGATACATCGTCGGGCCCGCCGTTATCTACCCAATGTTTACTAATTACAATTTTTGGATTGTTGTCTACAATTACGTAGCGACATAAAAACTCACTGTAATCGTAAGTGCCATCGGGTACCCACTTAAACATTTTAAAGTCTGATTCGGAACTCATGCAAATAAATCTTCATTCCATTCACGATGACCTTCACGGAAAGCCATGTTAGCCTGTGTCTCGCGAACTTCGACACGATAGCACCATAGACGTTCTGCCTCGCTTGGTCCCCACATTTCAGGAATGTAAACACCGTTGACAAACTTGTAGAGTTGATCCGCAAGTCCTTCGCAGCCTAGGCGCGGTAGCACTACGATCTTGGCCATTTTCTTTTCTTGTAGCATTTTGAATGTCGCCATCTCTGGATCATCTTGTGCTACGATCAAGGTATGATCAAACTGATCCTCTAAGATCTTTTTTAGTTCTTTTAAGCCGCCGTAGTCAGCAGCCCAGTTTCGAACATCGAGATTATTGGTGCCAAAGTAGAACTTCATTGAGAAGCTGTACCCGTGGATTAAGTTACAATGACTGTCTGCTCTCCACTGGCGGTAGGCACAAGGAAAAGCATCGTGATACTCTTTAGTACTAGTATATTTGTAACTAACCGGGCCTATGTAAGGAAGGTTGTTTTCTAAGTGTCTGATTAAATCAGCTGTTGAGGATTTTGCCATCTCTAGTCTCCTTTGTGTAAGTAGCAAGTTTGATGACATGCAGAATATTTAGAGAGGGTTGAATGCCATAGAAGTCCTCTTGAGCAAGTATTTATGCCCACCAATTTTCGTAAGGAAATACTATGCGTTCTTTTTTACTCTTAGCGATTTCTTCTCCGCAGAAGTCTACAGTAACTTTTGATTTGCTGCTAACATTGTCGTAGATTACAGCAAACTTAACATTGTTATTCCAAACTTCTTTCCAAGCTGGATCATTGGGTAAGCACCCGGAGCGCCAGTCTTCCATAAGATTGTTGATAGTGTTACCAGTGTCATTGATGTCATTGACAATAAGAATATTTTTTCTGGATTCTAGTGTGCTGGCAACATTTACATCAC